ACTAGCTAGTAAATCTGCAAAGTTTGAAGCTTCTTTTGCTTCCATTCCAAAGGCAGTAAGGGCATCGGTGACAATGTCAGAAACTAAACCTAAATCCTCACCACTGGAAGCTGCAAGCATCATAACTCCATCTAAACCATCAAGCATTTGTGTAGTGTCCCAGCCAGCCATGGCCATATACTTTAAAGCTTCGGCAGATTCAGATGCACTAAACTTTGTGGTAGCACCCATTTCCTTAGCTTTTTCCTCTAGCAATTTTAAATCATTACCTGTAGCACCACTTATAGCCCCTACTTCACTCATACCAGCTTCAAAATCAGAGCCTACTTTTATTGCAGCAGTTCCAATGCCTACAAGAGGAAGTGTAATCTTTTTAGTTAAGTCTTTACCTACAGCTTCCATCTTTTCCCCTACATCTTGCATCTTCTGCCCAACTGGCTCTAATGCTTTTCCCAGTTTATAAAAGCCTGAGGATTGCAGTTCTATTTCCTGATTTACCTTCTTTAAATCCTGCTCCATATAGGTTAATTGTGTTTTAGCCTTATTAAGTTTTATCTCTAAATCCTGTGTGGCCTTAGCATCTTTCCCTTTAGTTTCTATAGATTTTTGATGGGCTGCTTCTAGTGCAGCTACCTTTTGTCTCTGCAATTCAGTTTGCTTTGTTAAAGAATCTGATTTAAGCCTTAGGTTATCTAGCTCTTTTCCATGCTTTCCTATTTCAGCACTTGCTAGCTTAAATTCAGACTGTATTTTTCTCATTTCTCGGTTTAAGCTACTAATGCCATTTTGAAAACCTGTAGAATCTAAGCCTACTCTAACACTTAACTGCCCGATTTCACTTGCCATCTTCTCACCACCTTTTGGGCATAAAAAATACACCTGCTGTTAGGTGCTATAAAATTTCATCGATATATACTTTTTCCGTTCCCATTTTTATTCTCAGTAATTTCAAGTAATACATAATGTCCATGGTATCTATTTCATTTAATGTCCAGCCTTTATCCAATAAAACTAAATACAGGCCGTCTATAAAATCTTGGGGACTCATAGTGTTCCCCTTTACTCGTTTTTTCCTTCACCTGCTGTTACCTCTGACATTTGTCCTACCACCTCATTGATACAATTGGTGACGGCTGGGATAAGCTCCTTGGAAGATAAGCCATCATAAACATCATCTCTAGTAAACTGATTAGAAAATAGCTCTACAATATAATCCACTAGCTTATCTAATTCTTCCGGAGAGATGTTTTCAAAGTTTACTCCTTGGGACACCTCAATGGTTCTTCTAACCATTCTGGCAGAGATAAATCCTGTAGTATAAGTTTTATCCTTTTTATCAATTCTTAATTTAATGTCCATACCTTAACCTCCCACCACTGTAGTATCTCCCGGAACTCTATCAAACCAGCTATCAGCTCCAGTAAAGTCTTCACTATCTTCATCTGCAGTATGTTTCCACTCTCCATCATGAAGTCTTGGCATAAAGGTAAATGTAATCTTCGGTGTCTTATGCTCTACATTATCCTTTTTTGTCGAATAGTCTTCTGCCATAGGTTGAGCCACACCCTTTAAAAGCCAGACATAGCGATACTTTCCGTTAGACTTTAAGCTTTTAAAGCCAAGTGCTAGATGAGGAGCAATGTCCCCTTTGTTTTCTACAAGAACCCCATCTACAATTTTATTTCCTAATATTTTTGCTCTAACATCCAGAGGTAAATCTGCAGTTTCTACTTCCACATCAATCTTTCCTAGAGCAGATACTGATTCCCAAAGCTGATCATCTGCATAAAGTTCTTGGGTATTAACAGTTGGGTTGATTGTCGCATTGATAGCTCCTACCATGGGCTCTGGAACCTCGTAGGTTAAGGTATCCTTTGTATCCTCAGTTAATATTGCAAAATGCAAATCGTTTAATCCTACTTGTGCCATATCCTTAAACCTCCTTAAAAAATCGCATTACTTTGTGATATATCTTTAAATCCTCTTCATAGAGGTCGTAATACCTTTGTTTTCTAAATCCAGCAGCTGTCATTCTTTGATTGACTGTTTTTACTAGCTCTGTATAATCTCCCTTGCTCCAGATATCTATTTGTACATAGTGTCCGGTGACTAGTTCCTTATCATCGGCGTGTTGCTCCGGCTTATCCAAATAAGTGAAGAATGTAATGTAAGGGTTGGCATCTCCACTGTAATGTTGGAACTGAACTGGTACACCAATACCATCTAGAGCAGCTATTATATCTCCATTAATACTCATAGGCCTAGACCCTTTCTTAGGTTTTCTACAATGGTATCCATAGCCTTGTTTTTAGAGCTTTCATATCCTCTTGACATAAAAGGGTCAGCTTTCATCTTCACCGTTCCGAATTCCACAAACTTTCCATACCAACCCTCTTTGTCCGGCCCAACTTCCACCTCTTTTACACCATCTTTCGTTTTAACTCTAGAGACTGTAATACTTCTTTTTAAAGTTCCAGTATCAACAGGGGTTTCATTTTGAATGGCTTCCTTTACTACTTCTCCAGCTTCTCTTAAGGCTTTGTTTTCAATCCTTGCACCCTGCTTTCCTAATCTTTCAACTTCCGTAATTAAATCTTCAATTCCCATAAGTTCAAACTCTACTTCATTAGCCACTCTTATCCACCTCCTGAGCTTTAATTTCCATGTACCTATTTTGGTATTTGATATTATCAATGGATGTGATGTTATACTTCCTGCCTTGAAAGAGTATCTTCATGGATGGATTGACATCTGGTAAATATCTAATAGTAAACTTCACTGTATTTTCTCTCTGCACTGCGGCCGCCTCAAAGTATTCTCTGCCATGAAGGTTAGATACTTTTGCCCAGACTGTTTTAAAATCCTCCAAAGTTTCTACCTCAAAGCCATTTTCATTAGTTGTAGTAGTTAATCTCTGAAAGGTTATCCTTTTATCTAGCTCTCCTGGATTCATTTCGCCATCTCCTCTGGATAACAGTGATTAAGCTGGGCCAGCATACCATTTATGACAGGTCTTACGCTATCACCTACCTTGCCAGCAGTTAAACCTCGGTTTTCATACCAGTCCACCACTAGGACTAAACAGAATAGCCTAGCCAATGGATTGCTACTATCAAAGGTTTTACCTGTGGCATTTATTAAATAGCTTTCAGCTGCATCTATTAATGAGGTGATTAAAGCATCATCTACATCAGTATCAACCCTTAAATATTGTTTTGTTTCTTCAAGTGTAATTAGCAAATCAAATCACCTCCAAAGAAAAAGGAGCAGAAATCCTGCCCCTCTTACGCTCCAGTTGAAATTGTAAGTTTACCAAATACAGCAGCATCAGTATCCCACTTCACACAATCATCTCTAGTAATGGTTCTAAGCTCTGTTGTATCCCTTCTCCATGCATCTCCACCGGTAGTTGTGGAAGCTAATTCATATACTCCCCTATTAAAGAGAACCATTAGCTCTTTGAAGTTTCCTACTACAAATGGAGCTTTTATCGTTGTAGTTCCTGTGGAAGGTAAAACTCTATTTGATACTACTGCAATCTGTCTACCTTTAAACAGCTTCTTACCCGGCTGGGTAATATCTTCTTGCAAAAGAGGTCTACCATTAACATCTTCCTGCTCATCTAGCCATTGGAAGCCATCTTGGTTAGTGATAATGGTGCTGGATAAACTAATAGCTGGATCTAAATCCACATTTAATACTTTCTTAATGGCCTTAATATCTTTTAAATCCTTACTGGTTAGAGTATTTAACACAGATATAATTAAAGAGTTCTTTGTTACCACGTGCTTTTTAGCTATCCAATTAGCTACATAAGCCATTATATTCTGGTCTGTATCTCTTAGAAGCTCGTTAGTAATCGGTAAAAATCCAGCTCTTTTAACAAGGTTATAGGTGACCGGAGTAAACTTTGGATTATCAGTTTCTTGAATTTCTCCATACTCATCAACCACTGCAAAAGGAACCATATCTTCATTTTTTTCAAGGACTCTAGAACCGGATAAAGTGTTTACCTTTTCAGTCCTTACATATTTCGACAAGTCATTCATACTTCTCATCAGTTCATTGATTCTGGTTTGAATATTCTGAGGAACAATAATTCCTAAATCTCCATCTGAATCTGTGCTAACCCCACCTTCGTGGATGGCTGCTTGGTATTGATTGATAATACTGTGATCATCAGCAGTGATCCTCTGTCTACGTAGCCCCTTTAGGAATACTCTTTTGTATTCTGATTCTAAATCCTTATCAGTGTCACTATTTGAATTTAGTGGTGTAGCATCATCTAGATTGTAGCTTTCTGCCGCTTCAAGCTCCTGCTGCAAAGCCACTTTCTTTTGCAGATCCCTTACTTCCTCCATTAGACTTTCAGCTTCATTAACTTTATCTTCAGCTAAAAAACCTCTTACCTTGGATTTTTGTTCTTCTAAACTTTGCAGTAACTCCCGTAATTCTTTACTCATTAAATATCGCCTTCCTTTCTGAAATAAAAAATAGAGCCCTAAAGCTCCAGTTCCATTAGTAATTTTTGTTTTAGTATCTTGTTTTCCTTATCATCATCAGGTTTTGGTTTATCTAGAAACTCCCTTGGTGTGTTTTTGTATCTAGTCAATAGAGTTTTATCAATACTTGCTACTAGCTGCTTTTCTTCCTCTACCACATCACAAAATCCATACTCTTCACACTCTGTAGCAGTAAGCCATGTTTCTTCATCCATCAGTTCAATAATCTCATCCCGGGTTAAGGTTGAGTGACCCTCGTATGCTGCAACAAGGCTTTCCCTGATTTTATCTAGGTCTTCAGCTAATTTTCTAAACTCTATAGCATTTCCCATCCCAATTGTCCAAGGGTTATGGATCATCATCATAGCGTTTTTAGGCATAAAAATAGTGTCACCGCTCATGGCAATGACACTGGCAATACTAGCTGCTAAACCATCTATATATACATTTTTATGTGAAGGATGCCGTTTTAACATTGAGTGGATAGCCTGACCTGCAAAGACATCGCCTCCCGGAGAGTTAATATAAATATTTAGTGTACCAATATCTCCTAAGTTATCTAAATCAGCTTTAAACTCTTTAGGAGTTACCTCATCTCCCCACCATGTTTCATTTGATATTTCTCCGTAGAGGGTAAGCTCTCCGGTCTTTTCATCAAGAGCCTTTAGGTTCCAGAACTTCTTTTTCTTCAATCTCATCACCACCCTTCTTGTACTGCTCACCTGCCATTTCAATAGGCATCATGTTTCCGTTAATTAAAAGTCTATCTCCGCCTTCTTTCGCCTCCATCTCTTCCAAAGCTCTTACTTCATTGGCTGTTAAGAAGCCTGATTGGATAGCAATTCTATAGCCTTCATACCTTGTTTTAGGATCAGCTCTTAAAATGGCATTGACATTAAACTTTAGATAGTAGCACTCTTTTAACTCTCTCTCAGTAAATAACTTATAGGTCAATTCCTGTTCATAACCTGTTAGTATATCCATTAAGGTATCTACATAAAATTCCCTTTGTTGGTGCTCAACATTGGTGTGAGTAGCTCTATCTAAATCATTCAGCTGGTGGTTTTTTACCCCAAAGGCAGCAGCGATTTGCTTTACTGTTAGCTGAGTGTTTTCTATAAACTGAGCATCGGCCATTGTAAGACTTAAGGGCTGGAACTGATAGCCTATAGGAAGAAGCGACACTCTATTGGCATTTTTAAGCCCGCTTGCCATCTGTTCAAACTTTTCTCTAAATACTCTTTGAGCCTCTGGGTTTAGGTCTCCCACATAATGAATAATCCCTTTGGTTTGTAGCCCAGTTTTAAAAGAATTATTTAAATACTGGCTAGCAGCCCCAGCATTTTCCACAGTACTTTTAAGCCTTTCTAAGGGA